CGAATCACACGGTGTCGCTCTTGTTCCCTATTTTGGTCAGAGACTTCTCAAATCCATAGAACTTGAAATCGGTGGCCAAAAGATAGACAAACACTACTCTGAATGGCTCTATATCTGGAATGAACTCAGTATGACTGCTGGCAAAAAATCCGGATATCAACTTATGGTAGGTGGTGATGCCAAGAATCGTTCAGTATTCCTTGCTGCTCAAGATAGCTATGAAGTATATGTCCCCCTCGAATTCTGGTTCTGTCGCAATGTAGGTCTTGCGCTCCCTCTTATAGCTCTTCAATATCACGAAGTTAAGATCAACATTACCTATGCCAGTGCTTCTGAACTTGTTGATAAATCTGCTACCAATTTCTGTGATGTTATTGATAGCGCTGATGGACTTAAAGGCGACAATGGTACCACTGTTATTACTTCAGCAAATAATAGCTCCCTCAAGGGAGCAGCAACTGATCTCAGACTTGATGATGTCTCTCTATGGGTTGATTACATCTTCCTTGATACCGATGAGCGCAGACGTTTCGCCCAACTCTCTCATGAGTACCTTATTGAACAACTTCAATTCACCGGATCTGACACTATCACTGCTAGCTCTGATCCTTCATCCATGAAGAGTGTCCGCATGACCTTTAACCACCCTTGTAAAGAGCTCATCTGGACTGTTCGTAACACAACTGATGGTGTATATTGGAATAACTATTCTGATAGTACCTCTAACTTATATGAAGTAAGTGAGAATCCTGTTCTTAGAGCTAAAATACAACTCAATGGCAATGACCGCTTTGCTGAACGTAATGGCACCTATTTCTCCCTCGTACAACCTTACCAACACCATACCAACACCCCCTCCATTTATAACGGAGGCATCAACGTGTATTCATTTGCTCTTAAACCCGAAGAACACCAGCCTTCGGGAACCCTCAATATGTCTCGTATTGACACAGCAGTGCTTTCAGTTTCTTCTTCAGTGTCTGGAACCATATCTGTATATGCTGTCAACTACAATGTCCTTCGTATCCTTTCAGGAATGGGTGGTCTCGCATATTCTAATTAATTGAAATATAGATTACAATTATTTTTTACACATTTGCTGAAAATACAAATCCTAGATTCTAAAACAGCTTATATATTTTTTTATGTATACAGCATATAGATAACAATTACTAGTTAAATATTAATAATGAATAATATTATCGTTAAAGAATTATATAGAGCTGTATTGTTATCTAAAATTTCATTTAAAAATTCATCTGAAATTAACGCCTTCATAGATAGTAATAGCGATTTTTTGGATATAAAAAAAATTATTTCAAAACATGAAGTTTGCTTTATTGAAAACGAATATCTTAAATGCTATATAGTCAAATATTGTAATACTATATATTTATCATTCAGTAGCATACTATCTTACAATATTGACAACCAACTTCATTATTTCAAAGACAATATACGCATTCACAAAGGAATGTTTCATCACATTCAAAATATGAAGGAAAAAATAATAGACCATATCACTGAACTTGATAACCTTAAGGATATTAAAAAAATTCACATATGTGGATACAAAACTGGAGGTGCGCTTGCTACAGTTGCTACATCAATTCTGGCAGAATACTATAATAACATCTATTTGGTATCTTGTTACACTTTTGGTGCCCAACCAGTCGGTAACAAACAATTTACTAAATATTTTAATCGTTATGTAACTCGTAGTTACAGGGTAAATGCTATTGAATACAATAATGAATCTTCCAAAGGAGAAGAAAAAATTACATCTTCAAAATATAAACATGTATCAAATTCTATATTACTTGACAAAGACAGTATTATGGAAATTCCACAAAGAGATCACATATTTCATAGATTCGCAAACATATTTTACTCTCATTATAACATTAAATTCAGTTGTGAATCTTTAGATACGTATGTGGAATATTTTAAGAATATATTATTCGCTTACAACACGAACTTAATAGAGTCAAAAATAAGTTCTGATAATATTGCCAAACTTGGTAACAGTGATGACCAACATATCTACATATCTTCATCAACTATTTCTAATAATTCTACATTACCTTCTCCGCCTACTCATCCAGTTCCATCTTTTATACAAATGACTGTTTCTGATGATCTCACTACAGCAATATTACAAAAATTAGATACCATTAATTCAATGGTTTCAAAATTAATTGAAAAGACATCCTAGATATATAATAATATATATAAACATTGTGATAAGATTCAATCCATAACATAGAGCTATATATTGTGATCTACCAAAATTAAATATAACATATTCATATTTATAAGGTTTACATATTATATTTGTGAAGTTGTTAAAATCTTGTTTATCGTAATATCGTATACATCTGTGTTTTAATGAAACCGTCCAATGTGAAGCTAAGGAACCAGTATGATATGTTTTATAATAATTATGTAACACACCCGTATTTATCGCAAATAGTGTGACAAATGCGAGAGCTGAACATAATAGTTGTCTATAATTCATTTTGATATAATATTAATGATATCAATGATACATGTCGTATCATTTTTTATTTTTTTCCATTCAATTTTGTTGACATTGTGGTATCAAAGAAATTGTTTTTTTACAAGTTAACACAAAAAATCTTCAATTAACATAATAAAAAATATTGATATAGAGTAGGTTCTGATATGGCTGGAGTTATAGAAGAACCTTCGACAATAGAAAATGAAGTGAGTGAAATGGGTGGTGAATATATGGAAATAATAGATGATGATACTAAGGATTTCTCTATGCAGATGCAGTTTATTGACAATTCAATGAATTCTGTTAATATATTTGATCAAATACCTTCATATGATTATATTGATACTCAAATATTCTTGGAAAATATCTCAAAAGAGCTGGAACAACAAAAAACACTCAACAAATTACTACTATCAAATGAAGAAACTGTAAAAACACATGTTGAAAAAATCAAGACTTTTTCCGCTCTCAATGCTTCCAAAGTACAAGAACAGTTGAATCAAATTAGCTCAGTTTCTTCTGAACTCAAAACATTAGTACAACAAAATGCTACATTAAAAGAACAATACTCTGAAATTACAGAATTATCATCAAATGGCAATTATGTGTTATTAGCTAGAAACATACAAGAACTCAAAAAACAGAAACAAGATATTCTTGATTTTTTAAAAAAATCTCAAATTATAGCACCCCCTTTGAGCGCATAAATCAATATCATGAATTGATACAAATGATTGATAAAACAATAGAAAAATATCAAAGGTGTATGGGTGTTAGATTTATTAGATGTTATCCAGTTTATCGTCCTATCCCAGTCTTTATTATGTTTAAGAGTAATGTAATAATTCGTCGTATAAGATATTTTTGAACATATATTCAAATATGTTTTTGATTATTTTTCTATCAATTTTATTTTTATATATGTTATAGAAATAATAAGATGAAGATTTCATTTACTGATTATCCCGACTTTCAACCAAATATATCTCCACAAGAGATGTTCAATATAGGAATAATGGGAGGATGTTATTTTAGGACAATAAAATCACCTCATACACAAAAAACTTATAAAAAAAGATATTTGAAATACAAGTTCCTAAAGAATATTCCATTAAATAAATATGCAAATGCCGATTATGATAAATCCATCAATCTATATAAAGTGTCTGTAGGAACGTCATATGAGTTTTGGATGGAAAAAGGGTGGATTAAAGAAGATATAGATCCATATGGCTGGATTGAATGGTATTGTAATTTCTGGCTAGGAAGACGCACACCAGATGACTTGCGACAAATCAAACGATGGAAGAATATTGCTGGGATAAATGGAAGATTTCGTAGACAACTTCAAAACAAAATCAACAAATTAGGTGTTAACGACGATAAGGTATATATTAGAATGCGACAGACATTACTACACTGGGGATTAGATACTAGAATGCTCAAACCAAAATAATCATGATAGAGTGACGAGGACACTCTATCTAACTTTTTAATACAAACAATATAAAAAAATGATGACTTGATTAATATACGTGTATTATACTTATTATATACATATCGTAATGATGACAAAGAACAAGAGAATCAAGAAGGGATGTCAAACAAAGGTAAAAGAGCCTGTGACTAAAGTAGAAAAGAAGACATTGAAAAACGCGAAAAAAGATATTGTAAAAAAGAAAAAGGGATCTTCAAAAAATCTTAAATCAGAAAAAATCACAATAGGTGATGATATTGATACCAATGTACATGAAAATCAAAATATTTGCGAGGAAACACCAATAGTGATTCAACCGCCTCCAGCTGGACTCGCTTACATCCCATCATCAATGTTTAACATTATTGTTGACAGTTTTGAAAAAGAAATTGATAAATTCAAAAAGGCTTTCGTAATTTTCATAAATAATAATAATATTATATGTAATAATGCTTTGGATTGGCTTGAAGTAGATAGATTTATCCATGATTATATCAAAGAACTTATGATGTACAATAAATTGGATAAATTTATTATTGAATATGATATGATAGATGGAATGCTACTTTTAATTGAGTATTATAAAAACGATATTTATAAAGATATATTTGAGAATGAAATGGAAATATTTCATTATGTCAAGAATAATGTTCATAATACAAAATATGACATGGTTTATTGTATCGTAAAAAAAATGATAGGTCATGAAAGTTATGAAAATATTATGGGATTTTAGATAAAATAAAAGTTACAATAAAGCAAATACATACACATTTATGTATAACAATATTGTCACTAAACACACATATTTTATGAGAAGACCAAAAAATATTATCAACAATACTTACTTATGTGCGATAAAGGAATATTCAATATTGTTGTGTTCTGTGATAAAGAAATCTTTTATATATAAAAAATAGATTCAAAAATGTATTACATATGGTCATTGATTGTTTGTGCCATACTATTCCTAGCGATCCAATATAACGAATACATAAAAGACCCTTATCAATATCGTTTTATTACTATTATGAACATTTCAACTTTTGTAGTTATGTACCTTATCTTAACTATTGTATTTTATATGATGTTCGGAATTGACTATAAGTGTTTGAATAAAATACAGAAGGGTGGTAATGTCTCTATAAATCCTATATCAGCTGACCCTGTTATGTTGAGGAAAATTACTGATAACGTTTACACAGGCTTTTCTCCAAGTGACATGACTGATTTGTAATTGTTATGATCTGTTTATATCAACTTTGCCGAATTTGGTGTGAAGTTACGGCATTCCACGCCACCTGATATGTATTTGATCCAAGAGAAATCACTCTTGTATTCTATTTTTTTCTCTATAGTATATATTACGAAACCTACTATACTCAACCCCAATGCTGTATATGCGAGACCATTTTGCCAATTCTCTGCTTGTTTTGCCCCTTCTTCATTTTTATCTTTTTCATTGCGTTTCTTTGTTATGCTAAAGATATATGATGCTATCAGGAGTATTAACACCATAATCATAATGTAGAAAGGCGCGCGGGTTGTTATCAAGAACCATATATATATTCCAATGGACATCAAAATATTACGGACGATATCACGGTCGGCATAATCAGGATTTATAATTACAATCAAGAAGAATAATAATAGGAAAGCAATCATATGCTTGGCATACATGTTTTTTTCTAGAACATGTTGAAGACGGCATCCAAAAATCTCTTTTATATAATTACATGCTATCAGTAAATAAAAGGCGAATACAGGGAGGGCAACTTCTGCGACAATATCTTGCATTTTTCTATCTATAAAAATACATCATTATATTCTATCGGGTAAATAGATATAAAATATATATCTATTGAGTAATTACAATGAAACTAGAGCTTAAAAAATTTGATCCAACAAAGATTGCAGCAGATTCTGTTATTTTATTTTTGGGAAAAAGGCATACGGGAAAGTCTGTGTGTCTCAAGGATATTATGCATACTCATAAGGATCTACCTGTTGGAGTTGTAATAAGTCCTACAGAAAGAGCAAATGGATATTTTGAAAAGTTCATTCCAAAAATGTTGATTTATGATGAATGCGAAGAAGGAACTATCAAAAAATTCTTGGACAGGCAGATATCTATTTCTACAGAAAAGAAGAAAGAAGACAAACGATATGGTAGTTCTAAAATTGATGCACGGGCATTTTTTATATTAGATGATTGTCTTTACGATAAAAGATGGATGAATAACATTAATATTCGTTCTATGTTTATGAACGGAAGACATTACAAAATATTCTTTTTGATTACAATGCAACATGCTATGGGTTTACCACCTGTTCTCAGAAATAATATTGATTATATTTTTATATTTAGAAATAATATTGTAAAAGAAAAACAAAAAATATATGATCATTATGCTGGTATGTTTCCTTCATTTGAAGTATTTAGTCAGGTAATGAATCAGACAACTGAAAATTATGAGTGTTTAGTGATTGATAATAAGATACAGAGTAATAAGTTAGAAGAGCAAGTGTTTTGGTATAAGGCGAATAAAGACGTTCATTTTAAAATGTGTAGCCCTGATTTATGGGAATTACAACATTTAGAAGAACAGCGCCAAGAAATGGGAGCAAGTGATGATGAAGGTGACGAAGAGCCATTTGATTCGGGTGTATTTACAAAAAAAAAGAATTCTACCAACATTAAAGTCAAAAAAACATTGGGTAATTCACGATATTAAATTTACGGGCTCTGATTAAAATAGGTTTTCGTAATATAAATGTTTTTCTGTAAATAATATTTAGGATGCTGGTGGAAAAAATAAAAAAAGAGGAAATGGGAGGAAAAATGAAAAAAGAAGGAAATGTGAAAAAGGAAAGAAATATGAAAAAGGAAGGAAAAATGAAAAAGGGGGCGCGCATAATGATGAGAGAGATATGTCGACAAAATATGATAGAATGAAAGGTATAGAACATAATAAAAGATTCAAAAATAATGAAGATCGTGATAAGTATATGAAATCATTTAATAATAACATTGAAGAGTTTGAAAAATTCAAAAGTATATATAGAGAAGTAGAAAAACAGTCAATTAAATACCAAGAACCTCATACAAATACTATTTTGACTCCAAAGCAATACAGAGCTAATAGAGCAGCAGTAGATAAACATATAGAGATGATCAATGATATTGTTAGACAAAGAATGGGAATTCAACCTCCACTACAGTCACAACAAAAGCTACAACCATCACGTCCACCACAGCAACAACCACAACAACGAGTAAATAAGCAATTGCCATCACAGCAACAACCACAACAACCACAACAACCACAACAACCACAACAACCACAACAACGACAACTACTACAGCAACAACGACAACTACTACAGCAACAACCACAACGAGTACCTCAGCAATGGCCATCACAGCAAATGATGTGGCAACAACAACGAGAACCTCAGCAAGGGCCATCAC